ATAACCTTCAGAACCTAGGATATCCCAGTTCTTTCCAGTGTATTCATTTTTAGTTATATAGTTGATCATATTTTCACTCCTTATTTAAAATTAATATCTCTCTATTATACTATTATCTCACAATATCTTTAAAAGGTCAACAGGGAAACAAAAAAAAGTTCCCTGTAAAATCAATTAGTTATAGTTACTCCAAAATTCATTCCACATCCAACTAACATGACTGTATAGTGTATTAGCAGTTATAGAAGAATTATATTCATTTAATTTAATGTCTTCTGTTATATAACAAATACTATTATATTCTTCTAAAAATCTTGTAATAAGACCTCTCCACTCTTCAATATGCTCACACTCACCAATAGATTGCTCAGCAAAATGCATAAAGTTTTCATAGTCAGCATTGTAGATACCTAGCTCATTATCTACCTTTCTAGGTGGCATTTTGTATGGGTTTTTTGGATCAATTTTCATCATTTCTCACTCCTTTTATAAAAATTAATATCTCTCTTATTATAGTCTCACATTATCGAATTAAAGTCAACAGCTATTTAAAACTTTTTTTAATATTTCATAACATAGTTTAGCTACCACGAAATCATATGCTTCTATACCTTTTATTGGTGCAAACTCAACTACATCAAATGCTACTATTTCATTGTATTTTATTATAGTATCTAATAAATGCATAGTTTCGTTCCACATATATCCACCAGGTTCTGGTGTTCCTGTAGCTGGCATCAATGATACATCAAATGCATCAACATCAAATGTAAGATATAATTTTTTATTTTCAGGTATTGTACTTGTGAATATTCTTTTTGAGTTTTCTTTGATGTACTGCTCTTCTTCTTTACTAGTATTTCGTATACCAAATCTATACAAATTAGTTTTATGGTTCATTTCTAAACATCTTCTCATAGCACAGGCATGGCTTGTTTTGGATCCATCATACTTATCTCTTAAATCACAATGAGCATCAAACTGTATTATATCTACACCTTCATTAGCCCATGGTTCAAATAATGTTGGGGTTAAACTATGATCACCACCTAATGTCATCATAAATTTACCAGCTTCTTTTCCTGCTTTAACCATTTTAGATAACTCAGGTAAACCTGTAGCATATGCTTGGCCTATAAGACTAGTAAATGTATGTATTTTTAGATTGTCAGGATAAGGATATAATTCTACTTGTTGGCTTGCTTTTAGTATACCTCTGGGACCATTTCTGGTTCCTCTACCATATGATACACCTGCTTCTTTTGGATATGGTATTATAAGAGTATTGGACTCGTCATATTTGTATTTCTTAACTCCTAAAAAGTTCATGTAGCTTCCTCCTCTTCCTATTTTCTATGTCAGTATTATGATATGCATAATTTGCTATAATAGGTAGAGTGCTTGTAGCTTCTCCATAAACCATTTGTGTATTAGTGTTATCAACCTTTCCCCAAGAACTTGCTTCATCTAAAGTAGAACTTGAACAAGCTCCATCTCTAACATCAGCTACTGTAAGCTGTATAGCATACTGATGCATTGGTACTCTATGACCAATTGATTCTGCTGCAACAACTATATCTTGAGCAAAGTTTTTAGGTACACCACCACCTATCATAAACAAACCTGTATGTGGAGTCTCAACTTTAAGATGAGTTAACTCTTTTAAATCTTTTATACTATCAATTGTTACATGACTTGTTGGATTGTTTGTTTGATGCATAAGTAATCCAATACCAGCAGCACTATCATTTAATGCTGGACAAAAGATTGGTACATCTTCTTTATAACATTCTTGAACTAAACTATTACCTGTTCTTAAATGCCAACCCAATAAGTTTAAGAATTCTCTTGAACTATATGTTTTTGCTCCACATTGATTACTTGCAAAGTCTTCTATAAAATTATCTACTTGTTTTAAATCGTCCTCTGATATAAATGTATCGTATATTCTATCAATATAATTTTCTCTTAATATATCATCATTAGCTTTGTTGGATCCAATATAATGTCTATTACCTAGACCTTCAAATAAATCCATATCTATTATTGAAGCACCTGTTGCTACAATAGCATCAACCATATTATATTTTACTAAGTCTCTATATAATTGTAAACATCCAGCAGCTTGAGTTGAACCTGCTATTGTAAGAATAATTGTTAGATCTTCGTCTAGTAACATATGCTTATATAATTCACAAGCATTATATATTTCTCTTGATGTAAATGATGTTTGATGCATTTCATTTACCATTTTGGTAACATCATACTTAGTTATATCAATATGCTCAACTGTCTTTTTTAACGAATGGTCTATCAATCAATTGTTCCTTTTTACTATAAAAATTATGTTCCTGTAAAACTTTTAGAACTGTTTTTATATTATACTTCTTACAACTATAAATGTCAAGCTGAAAATCTTCACTATCCCAAGTATGTAATATTATATGACTTGTTGTTATTGCAGTCATCATTGTCCATCCTTCATTACCTTCATCATCACAATAATTAATATGTGGTCCACTTAAAACTTTCATATCAAGTTCTTTTAATAAATCATCATTTAAATCATGAAGTTTTGGCCAAGGCCACATTAAAGGATTTATTGTGTCGAAATGTCCTGTTATTATGAGATGTTTATGGATGAGCATTTTATATCACTATACTTTTTAAGTTTTTTAAATTTAACTTTCATTCTCTTATCTATTTCTTTTTGAGTAACATGCTTCTTTTCTTTTAGAATTTGAATCATTGCACACACGTCACCTATTTCATCAATTAGCTTCGAATGTGTTTTATCGTTCAATCCGTGCCTTAATACTTTGCTACACTCTTGAACTAACTCCCCACATTCTTCCATTGTAATTACAAATAATTGTTCGTGACTATTGATGTCCATCAGCTAGTCCTTTCAATAGTAAGTCCCATTCTTTAGCTCTGAATTCCCAACTATAGAAATTATCAAAATAGTTCTTTTGTACTGCAAGTTGATTATCCCAGGTATTTTGACCTTTCATTACATTAATTGTATTGTTCATTATGTTTGCAAATCTATTTACATGCTTTTGACCATCTTCTGTAAACTGATACATGCTTGCAAAGTTAGCACACGTTTCTGGTAATGCACCTAAGTTATTTGTTACAGTTAAACATTTTGCACTCATAGCTTCAAGAGCAGCTATACAAGATGTTTCAACCCATATACTTGGAAATGCAAATATGTGTGCTTTACCTAATGCTTCTACAACTTTGTCATGTGGTTGGAATCCGTGATATGTTATATTTTTATGATTATTACAAACATCAAATAATTGTTTGTATTGATCATCTCTATGTTTCCACCCATAGATTTCAAAACTACTGAATACATCTAAGTGTAAGTTATCATGTTCTTTACATAAGAACTCAAACACTGGTACTAATAATTCTAAACCTCTATGTGGAGTTGTATGGTATATTAATCTTATTTGATCTTTTGGACTTGGTTTTTCAATTAATGAGTTTGGAACAGGATCTATAGCATTTCTCATCACATGCATATTATCCATTGGAACACCTAATCCAAGATGAAATGTTGACATTTGATAATTACTTACACAAATTAACTTGTCAAATTTTTTTCTTGATTCTTCATCTTTTAAATGATTATTCTCTGGATCATTCCATAGATCATGTAACCATAAGACTCTTTTCTTATCTTCTAGCTCTCTTACTCTACTACAAATTATTTGAAACTTGTCCAAGAGTTTTGGATCCACTTCTTTTTTTAGTCTATCAAACATTCTTTCAGTACCACCTTGACTCTTTGTCCAGGTACCACTGTTAGTCATTTTATTACCATCACCTAAAGAAAATTCTTTTTCTTTTTTTTCTTCTTCTATACCAGTTATGTTAAGCTGTGTTACCATCTGCCATCTCCTTTTCACCATTCTTTTTACCAATATTATACTTTGCAGTTAAGTTCCATTGATCCTTTTCTTTGAAAGGTAGGACCTTAATCTGACTTATAGGAGCAACAGGTTGTTTAGATAAGTCTGGAGTTACCAGAGCTAACAAACCCCATTCTGCTAATAAGTTAGCAATTGTATTTCTTCTTGATATATCACTTTCTGTAAAGTTAGAAGGCTTACCATCAAGAGCAAATAACTCTTTGAAGTGTACTATAAAGTATCTTCCTTGTTTATGTAATATATGACATGATTGATATAGTGTCTTGTCTTTTCTTGAAGCAACTCCAATTCTGGTTAGAGTTTCTCTGACTTTCAGAAAGTCATCTCCTTCTTTTAATTTAACTTCAATCATATTATCTGTGTCGATTGTCATTTCACACCACCTTTATTTAATTTCTTTTTTATAATGTCTAATTGTTGTTCTGATAATAAAGAAAGAGTAACTCTCGCCTTATCATTATTACAACTATAATATTCTTTGATAATTTCTATATTTTCATTATCTTGTTTCTTATCCCACTTTTTAAATCTCTTCATGGGACGTATCCTATTTATTAAATAATCATACTGTAGTTTATTATCTACATGATGTCTTTGGTTCATCTCATTAGCTAATAAAATACAATCAATAAACTGAGATAAAGCTCTGTTCGTTAAGAAAGGATTATAAACTGCTTCTGCATTACTATCCATAACTATATTCTTCTTTAATGTAATACTATTAATCAAGTCAAAAGGCTTCATTTTCCTTGCCTCCTATATTTCTTGAAAGATCTTCTTTTATGTTTATTCATACTAGCCATCTTTAATTTTCCTCTACCAATAGATGTTCTTTTCTTAGTAGGTTCAAATACAGATGTGATATATGATTTAGCTTTCTTAGGCATTATTTAAACTCACATTCTATCATTAAGGTTGTTAAACAAGCAACTAAATTTATTTCATGATCGGCTACAAAAGCATTTTTATATTGGTAGTCTGCTATAGTTGTAACTAGAATAGGAATGCTTGCCTCTTTCATATTCGTATTACATGTATCATACAACTTTCTGTATATTGTTGTTGGATCATTATCTAAGTTCTCTGCCACCCATTTCCTCATCTGATTAAATTCTTTTTTCTTTAGAGCTTGTACTAAAGTATTGAATGATCCATCACTCATCTGAGTTAGGATGCCTACATCTATCTTTCCACTTGAACTATATCTTTGAAGTTCATTTATTATTCTTCTCCAATCTGGAAAGTGTTTGATAATTAATTCTACTACAGCCTTCTTATCATAGTCAACGTTTTCTTCTTTAAGTATATCTTGTACTCTTTTCAAGAAACTATTAGCTAATACAGGTTTATCTTGTTTAGAAATAAGAAACTCAATAACACTACATCTACTATGTAAAGGTTCAATAATTCTATTCTTATAGTTTGCAGTTAAAATAAATCCACAGTTCTTACTATACTCTTCCATAAAGTTTCTTAATGCAGGTTGAGTACTTTGTGGATTAAGGTAATCAGCTTCATCTAAGATAACAAATTTTCTTCCACCATTTAAACTTACTGTACTTGCATAACTCTTTATATCATTTCGTAAAGTATCAATACCACCATTCATACTTCCATTAATAATTAAGTAATCGGATCCAATTTGATCTAACATAGCTTTAGCAGCTGTAGTTTTACCAACTCCAGGCCCACCAGATAATAATAAATTAGGAATACCATTCTTAATAAAATCTTCGAATGTAGATTTTAGATTATCAGGTAATATTGTATCAGATATATTTCTAGGTCTATACTTTTCTGTCCAAAGGAAGTTATTCATTGAACTTACTTCCTTGTTCAACAGGAACCCAATACTTTATCTTATCATACTTACTTGAGAACTCAACACCCATAAATGGATCAGTAATAATAGATACATCATAACTATGTGGAAGTAATTTTATATTTTCAACTAAAAGTACATACTTAAAGTTATTAGTTAACATAGTCTCACCAACTTTCTTATGAAAATTATTACTTGTTGGATTCTTACTATCTTTAACTGTTATAACTATTTCTTGTTTATCAGCTTCACTTTCAATAATAATGTTTGGTAACTGCATAACATTAGCAGCTTGTATCAAACTTTTAACATCACTCTCAGTAAGATTAAAACCTAATTCTTTTTGAAAGTCGGGTGTACTATCTTTAGGAACACCTTGGATCATATCTTTATCAGTATAGTAATAATTACTAGAACTATCACCGCTGCTTATTGATACATGATTTTCTTGAAAGTCAAAGTCCGGATCTTCGAATAAACTTGTAACACTAAGGAATTGGTTTAAATCATATATTCCAAATTCAAAAGGAAAAGTTTCATCTACAACAGCTTGAGCAGCAATTGTATGCATAGGACTTCTTGTTCTTATAATAGTACCAGTCCTAAATAATATTGACTGGTTAATGCTACTAAAATTCTTTAGGATCTTAATAGTCTTTTCACTTAATTTCATAATAACTCCAATAATTTATTTCTTAAAGGTCTCCTTCTTGTTGCCTCCAATTTGACCTGGATCAGCTGTAGCTGCTGCACCAATCTGTGCTAAGTCCATCAAACTTCCACCAAACATATATGCACCTTGGTGTGTTAGTCTCATCCAAGGACACATCCAGATCTTCAATCCAATCTTTCTTGCCCACTGACAGAACATATAATCTTCAGAAAGATATCTTTTAGACTTAGGATCAATTAGTGCATCAAAGAAACACATAATCTCTCTAGTTCCATCAAAGTTTGCAGTTCTAATATGATCAGGTTTATACATTAACTCAGGATATGCTTTTGTATACTTTTCAAATGCAGATCTTTGTATCATCATAAAACCTGTACCACCTTCTAACACTTCTGCTGGCTCGTTTACCTTAATCTCAGTTACACCTTCAACAGGATTGAATACATAATCACCTACATACTTTTCTAACTTATTAGGATTTTCATCAGCGAAACCTCTATCAACAGCTCTCTTAATCTTTTCCCAAGATATAGTTTTCTTAGGATAAGGACCACATACTATATCTTTATCTGAATCAGGATCAGCTATTGCAGCTAACGCTAAAACGTCTTGTGGATCAAAACCAATATCACTATCAATAAACATTAGATGTGTTGCCTTTGATCTTAAAAACTCATCTGCAAGATAATTTCTTGCTCTTGTAATTAAACTTTCGTTGAACAAATAAAAGAATGATATCTCCAAACCATATCTTGTTCCAAGTGCAGATAGATCAGCAGTGGACTTACAATATTGACCACCACACATTCCACCATACATAGGACTAGCTACAAAGATTTTTCTTTTCTTGAGTTCTTTTATGTCTATACTAACTTCCACTTATTTCTCCATATTTGTTATCATGTTGTTTACCTATACCATAGCTGCCGTCATACATTGATAAAGTCTCTGCTTCAAACAATAAAAACTGTCCAACTCTAGTTCCTTTTTTTATTTTAGCTGGACCAACTCTTACATGTAAACAGCCAGCCATCACTCCGTGATAACCACTATCATATAGTCCGCTTGTAATAAATAATCCGTTTCTATTTAATGTTGATCTTGTGATTACAAAACCAGCATATCCTTCTTCTACACTGACTATATTTTCCATAACAATCTCATAAGTACCTCTTTCAAGATTAAACCATCCTTCTTCGTCAGGCTGTACTTCTGTAGATCCTCTATGTGTTTTACCTTCTTCAGATATAATAAAAGGACTCTTCTTATTGATTTCGAAGATCTTGTTTATTCTTAGATCGACTGCATTAGGTTGACTATCGCCATGTTGAACTCCAGTCAGCTCACAGTCATTTGTTTTGCTCAGTATATGTTTCACCGTGTCCTCCATAATGTAATGCTAGAATAGCATAATGTATAATCTTTAGTAAGTCTTTTTTATTCTTACCATCTTTCTTTCCATATCGCATAGCATATTTAACTATTGTACCTAAGCACATCTCTTCTGCTATACCCATAGATTCCCAAACATCTAATGTTTGAATCTCTTTCTTACCGACATAATGTTGACCATAAGTACCTTTGATATACTCAAAACTATCGTCTAGTAAGTTATCTTCGTTATATTTAAAATTAGGCAACTTCACTGATTTCATCTCTCACTTCTACTTTCGCTTCTAAGCCCCAGAGATATGCATATACTAACTTATCAATATAATCCATATTCTCTTTTGCTAGTTTCATAAAAAATTCATTATCTTCTTTATCATGCTCTGGTTTGTGATTAAAGTCAACAGGCATATGAAATTTTCCATGTAATAATCCACCAGGAGTATCATCATATCCATAACCATTTAATCCATGCCATATAGCACTACTACTGTCCCAACTATTAATAAATCTTTTGAAAGGAGATAAAAATTGTATCTCATTAGGACCATCTACCATTCCTAAGAAGTGAAGTAGTTGACCGTTCTTTCTAAGACTACCCAACATACCACTTTCAGCTAAAGTATACATCATATGTAATCTAGAAGTAAATCTATGTAATGAAGGTTCATGTCCAAACGGTTCAATACCATATGCATTAGGTACAGCAAGTATACTAAAACCAATATAATCTATAAGTTCAGGATTCTCAGTAGCCCATCTAAAACATTCAATATAATCTTCTTTATTCTGTTTCAGTCCTTGTGGTACAAAGAAAGTTTTAATACCAGCTTCTTTAAATATAGGAGCTTGTTCTTTAGCTGCTTCAATAGTCTTCTCTGAAGACTCGCCAGGATAATCTGTCATTACAGCATAATCAGCATCTATTCGTTTTGCAAAGTGAACTATCTCTTCACCAGAAAGATATCCTTTACCTTCTTGTGTAAATTCAAAAGCACTATTATCCATTATAATAGTGGATCCATTCTTCTTTTCTTCTTTATAAAAATTTGTGTATTGTGGATTATCTACTAGATGAGCTAAAGTCAAATGTACTTCTCTACCTTTAGTAAGATGTAGATAGTTAATTGGTGCTATGTGACAGAAATGAGTCTTTGTCATATACTTCATAATATACCTTTCAAATGTTAAAGTCAACTATTATTTAATCATTCACCGTACGAATGTCTGATATTGGTACTGTTGACATAGTACCTGTACCAGGTTCTGAGACCTTTGCATAAGTCTGACCCTTCTTTTGAGTCAATCCTTGATATTCTCCTGAAACCACTTTGTTCCCTTGTTGATAACCAACTTTAGATTTTCTTTCTTTTCTTTCAGACTTAGCTTTAGATAATTTGAGTTTTTTTCTTATAGCAATTTCATTTTGTTGTTCTATAAACTCAGCATATCCTTTCATTACTTTCCAGCCTCTGGATCATACTGATCAACTATATCACTTACATGTTTATTAAAATGTTTTAGATGCTGAGCACCAAACTTTTTTACAAACATTTTTTTAATAGTTGGGTGATCCTTATCTGTATTAGTTACATGATGATAAGTAAAATCTCTCATCTTTTTATGATCAGGCGCTTGTTCTTCAAGATATTCTTTAAAACTTTTCATTTAATACTCCTTAGGATATTCTACATGACAACCATTCTCACCGTCTTCACTTACGTCTATTGAAAGCTGTCTACCTGGGTATTTATCTTTTATTTGCTTTGCAAGGTCGTCTGCCATCATTTCACAACTCTTATAATCTAGTTGTAATGTATCATCTGCATATAGACTTTCTAACCATCTTTTAAATATAAAGAACTCTATATCTCTGTCATCATTAAACACTTCAATCTGTACTTTAAAATGAAAGATATGTCTATGTGGATACCTTAGAAAATCTACTTCATCAGGTGCATCAGGATACTTATGGATCCCTTCTTTCTGAAATGTAACCCATATATTCTTTTTTACTTTTCGCAACACTTCTTCACGAGATTGTTCTCTGATAGTATCTCTTATAAACTCATCATAACTTTGGCGATCTTCTAGCATTAGTCCTCCTCAGGTAAACCTTTAAGTTGTCTAATCCTATGTTCCAACCAACTCTTAGCTGTAATCATATGACCACAGTCTTGTGGTTCTATGATAGAATCAAGATGTTTAATCTCTTCTTCTATAACTTCAATTTGCTTTTTATTTTTCATGGCTTGCTCCTCTGCTTCCATCTCCTCTACTATATCGAAATACCACCCACACATAATTTATATTATAATAAATACAACAAGGACTGAAGTTGCGAGTGAGAGAGGAGTGAGTCCAGTCCCTGTTGATTTGTACATCTACACATGCTCACGTTATATATTACAAAATGCATAGACGATTCCTACCTTAACCACTTCTAGCTAAGTTTAAGAATTCTTTTCTTATTTCTGATACCTTATCAGCAAATACACCACCTACAGATAATGTTACAGTGCTACTTGTCTGATCTTGAATACCTCTACTTTTAACACACCAATGTTTAGCATCTACATAAACAGCTACATCATCTGTTTGTGCTACATACTGAATAGTAGCTCTAATCTGTTCTGTTAATCTTTCTTGAACTTGAGGTCTCTTAGCAAAGAATTGAACAATTCTATTCAACTTAGATAAACCTAAAAGTTTCTTATCAGCAATGTATGCTACAGTGGCTAAACCATCTATAACAACAAAGTGGTGTTCACAATTAGATTGAACATTAATATTTTTCTCTAACAAAAATGAACCATTAGTCTTCATTTTATTCTCTATAGCTGTACACTTAGGAAAGTAATCATAATTTAATCCATAAAATATTTCATTAACATACATCTTAGCTACACGTTTAGGTGTATCCATCAATGAGTCATCTGTAGTATCTAATCCCAATTCAATCATTATATCGCTAAAACTATCTGTGATAGCAGCAATCTTTTTTTCTGCTGACTGTTTAACCTGATCAGTCATAGGTGTTTCTAATCCTTGCTTAACTAAGTACGCATGTACTTCTTTACCTAAACTCGGATCGTTTTTATAACTAGGATGCATTGTTCTCCTCCTTTTCTACAATTGCACTATTAGCTCCGTGCTCTGCACACTCAACTTTAATAACATAACATCTATTATTTGTTTTTTCTCTTATCAATTTATCTGCAAAGTCAAATGCATGTTCTGCAAACTTCTCTGCTCCAACTCCATCAAAGATCCTTACTTTCGCAAGATCTAATTCCTCTAATTCTCTAAACTTATCTAAATGTGGATCATCTTTAGTTAAACAAACTTTATGATCAAACATATCTTCTAACCAAGCCTTCAAAGGTCTTAGACCTCCAAAGTCAACAGCCCAGTTTCTACTATCTAATTCCTTACATGCAAAAGTAAATGTAAACGCTAAACTATAACCATGAAGAAAACGACAATGTGAGTGAACAGCATTAGGTTGTCTAAAGACAGCGCTTAATCCAATATTATGTCCATAGTGTTTTGTACTTTTGTATATCATTATTTATTCTCCCAAGGAAAGTTGATCCAGTCATCATAATAAAACATTTCACCATAAAAGTCAACAGAGAAATCAGATTTTTCTTTATTAATTAATGCAGCTGTTGCAAAAACCAATCTTCTATTTCTGAATATGTCTGATACAACTTTAAATGTTGTTCCGCTATCATTAATATCATCTACTATAAGATATCTTGCATCATCTATAGGTTTAAATTTTGTATGATGTGTTGCTTTATTGTCTCTGAATGAGACACCTAATGTTTCCATAGGTAGATTTAACTGATGTGATAACATTACAGCTGGTATTAATCCACCTCTAGCTATTCCAACGATATGTGTTGGTTTAAAATTACTTGATCTATTCTTAATCTCTTGGACTAGATCGTCTATCTTATTCCAAGGATAGTTTATTATACATTTAGACTCCGACAACGTTCCCCCATAAGTAACAGTGAACTCTTGCAGAGACTTTATAACCTCTTTTTAAAGCCTGGGTAGCGATCGTACCCGCGACTTCTTCTTGCCCTTCCTTAGTAGCAGAAACAGGCATAATCCAAATAGGAAAGTTAATCCCACGAGCCCTAAAAGATCTAATAACATCTTCTACTTCCTTCCAACATTTATCAGTTCCGTTTACAACAAATTTAAGTTGTCCATTCTTACTTAGGTCATAGTAGTTTTCGACAACTTCAGGTTTGATAGCTTTTTCATTCTTTTCACCAGAAACTGAGAATAGTTTAGGACTTACACTCCAAAATAATTCACCACCACAGTTCTCTACATAATCATCTATCATAGTAACAAAACCTTCATCAAAAGCTAAGTCTTGTGTACCATTAGTTTCAATAGTTATACTTGGTGGTACATTTCTTTCAGCCATAAACTGTCTCATTACATCTATGATAGCTTCTTGGTTATGTTTAAGCATAGGTTCTCCACCAGTAAAACACATATGATTATCTTTAACTAAACCATGATGATTAGGTCCACCTTTCATCATACATTCAATTAATCTATCGTATATCTCTTTAGGTGTTCCTTTATGTTGTTTATCTTTAAACTTTCTTGACCAACTATAACTACTATCACATCCAAACTCAAATACTGGAAAGTCCTCTAGTCTATTATACTTACTTGGATCCAAATCAGCATATGGAAGTTTGTATGTTTTAGGATCAGTAGGATCCTTTTGACCAAAACCATGACATTGTAGATTACAAGCCCATAGTCTTAACCATAATGTAGGAAAACCTGTATAGTATCCTTCGCCTTGAATACTATGAAATATCTCACTATAAAGGTGTTCTTTTTGCATTCTTTCTCCTCAATCTATCCAACTTAACTTTATCTTTTCTCGCCTTATCTAAATGAATTCTATTAGCTCTTTGAGTAAAATTAATTCCTTGTAGATGGTCGTATTCATGTTGGAATATTCTCGCTGTTAATCCTGTAAGTTTAAATGTATCAATATTCTTTTGCCAATCAGTTATCCTTGCTCTTATCTCAACAGGTCTTTTTATCTTAATATATAAACCAGGATAACTTAAACAACCTTCTTCACCATACTCTAAACCTGATGAAAAGTCAACAATCTTTGGATTAAATGCTCCTACTATACTTTCTGGTTCATCATAGTTTCCAAATACAAACATACTATATTGTAAACCTACTTGATTGCAAGATAACCCTAATCCTTTTTTCTTAATCATAGTTGCTGCCATTCTTTCAAATAAATGTCTTGGATCCATAGGTGGATTATCAAAGTCAAAAGGAATGGTCTTTTGTTTTAAATATGTGTCTACTAACTTAAATGGTTCTGCCATTTTTCTATCATTTCATCTAACATTGTTTCAAAAGTATACTCTGGTTTCCAT